CAGGCTGGCATTTCTCCGGATTCAGGTATTCACCGCAATGCAGACCCTGAGTGGTACCGACCTCGACGAGTTCTGGAGTCTTATCGACGACGTCACCGCCTGCCGGAAACCTAGGCCGGAACTCAGGAACAAGCTGAGGAACAAGCTGAGGAACCTGAAGTGCGTCCAGGCAGGATGGGCTTTCGGCGTTCCGGAAGATGGCCGTGATCAGTGGCTTGACATGGTAGTCGATGCCGTCAGGGAACCTCGCGAAGAGAAGGCTGATACTAGTGCCGAATGACCTGCCACCGCCTGACCCGATCGCCAATGTCGACATGGCTTCGCTGTCTGTGTACCAGGCAGCGGAGTACCGTCAAGAGCTCATTACTGCCATCATGAACCCGGGGATCGAGTACTTCGAGGGCGACGACGAATCGAGGAAGTTCTACAAGGCGAAGCTTGCCGAAGTGGATGCGTTCCTTGCAAGAGAGACCGGGTCGGCGCCGGGAGGGAACCTGCCGTGAGCAGCCTGGTAGACATTCCAGAATGGGTTAGCACTCTCGACGTCAGCGCTTTGTCGAAAACACAGGCACGCGAGTATCTTAGTGCGCTGATTAACCTGCCAGGCTCCACTTGGCGGGACGACGAAGACAAGCTGTCTTACATAGCCAAGGTTCAGGAAGTCAGGAAGCACCTGGCCTCATTCCCTGCTTCTCTTTAGGGAGACACATGACTGACAAGACGGATGACACCGACGAAGAGATGTCGATGACCCGGGCTGCACTCGACAACCTGGGCGAGTCCATAGCTGAGCTCTCAAACAGTCTCTGGGCTTCGCCTCTGCCCAAGCTGAGTGAAGTGATGGAAAGGCTCGAGAAGGCCGTCAACGAGCTCAGCTTCCGGATCCGTGAGCACGATGACACGCTCAGGCGAGCCATGGCTGACCTGCAGAGGATGCAAGGGAGGTAGACATGTACTTCGACGCTGTGCTGGACGTCGCGATGCAGCCGGCTGTCAGCGGCACTAGGAACGAGATCCTGAACTGGCTGGAAGCGAACAGGGAATACGCTGACGTTCTCGATGTATGCGTCGGCGAGACCCTTGAACTGCTGTCTGCCACGGAGTACATGAAACGATTCTCAGAAATCCCGGAAGGAGGTGAACAACTTGACGGAGAACCAGATCCAGAGCACCACTGCCCAGGATGCCGCTGTAGTCGAGGAGACCGTGCAGGAGCTTGAGGCTGAAGTGAAGGCTGCCGAGCCGGCCGTCGCGACCGAGTACCATCAGACCCTTGAGGCCGTGCAGGCAACCAGGGATGCACTCAGGGAGCTCGGGCACCTGCCCGCAGCGATCGAGGAGATCGTGAATCACCTGTGGGTTCGCGGTATCGGGCTCGTCTTGCACAAGGACGTGCCGCCGCAGGGAAGCTAGCTCACACCAAGGAGGGACGAGATATGAAGCCTAAGTCATCTTGCTGCGGGAGGCCGATCGTGATGGTCTCGTCCCTTCCAAGATGCAGTGGCTGCGGTCACCGCGTGCGCTACGGAGAGTACGTGCCGCGGCAGACGAGAGAGCAGTCGCCATGGACCTGGCCAGGCGAGATCCTTGGTCGCCTGAGAGCCAGGAGAAGTTCTCCGGATTAAGGAGGCGCTTATGCGGCACCCGCCAACGGGACCGAAGACAGGGCAACGATGCCTGTCTAATCCCGGTAACGATAAAGGTGCCTACGGCAACGGCTCTGGGGTTTTTACGCTGTAGTACCGAATGTGTGCAGTACTGTGCGGGGGATGGGGTCTTCGGACCCTGTCCCCTTCACGGCTTGTCCTAACTTTTTCGCGAGAAAAACACGCCTTATAGTGAAACTACTACTAAGGAGAAAAGATGAACGGACTAAGCCTCGAGTACCTCGCTGACCAGATCACTGAGACCCTCAACCGCAGTGTTACCGCAACCAACGATGCTTTCAGCCAGGGAAAAGACTCAGAACTAAGAGTCAGGCTCCTGACTGAGAACATCGGCGACTTGCGAGGACACCTTGCGTTCCTGAAGGATCAGATGAACAAGGAGACTGAGCGAAAGAGAAGCAAGAAGTTCTACCAATTCTGGAAGTAGCAATAATAACCCGGAGACCCTCACAAGGTCTCTAGGTTTTTCGGAAGTACTAGTGGTAAGGCCTTGTTACAGAATGCATGCATACCCTGACAAACTGGGTTACGATAGCAAGCCTCTGACCTGCATGTTTCTGTCAGGACAATCCTTAGGAGATACTATGGCAGACCTCATGCCGCACCAGCAGAAGGCAGTCAAGGAGATGCGCAATGGCTGCATTCTCAAGGGAGGAACCGGCAGCGGGAAGACCCTGACGGCCCTTGCATACTACGATGACAACGAGACAGTCGAGCGGCTGATAGTCATCACGACAGCTCTCAAGCGGGACACCGGGGACTGGCAGGCCGAGGCTAAGGAGCTTGCCTTGTTCCCTGAGGTGGACTCGTGGTACAACCTTGCGCAGTACGAGGACGTGGAAGGAGCGTTCTTCATCTTCGATGAGCAGCGTGTAGTAGGATCGGGCATCTGGGTTCAGGCATTCCTGAAGATCACGCAGAAGAACCAGTGGGTACTGCTCAGTGCTACCCCCGGAGATACATGGATGGATTACATACCAGTCTTCGTAGCGAATGGCTTCTACAAGAACAGGACAGAGTTCATCAGAGAGCACGTGGTCTTCTCAAGATTCGCTAAGTACCCTAAGGTCGAGCGTTACCTTGGTACAGCTGCCCTTGCACGGCAGCTTCGGAGCATCCTTGTGGAAATGCCGTTCGACAGGCACACCACCCGGAACAAGGTCGACGTGTTCGCAGAGTATGACAGGGAGCAGTTCGACATCGTCTGGAAGAGGCGGTGGAACTATCTCGAGGACAGGCCGGTAAGGCACGTATCAGAGCTCTTCAGTCTCATGCGCAGAGTAGTCAACTCGCACCCGTCGAGGCTTGAGAGAATACGGGATCTCATGATCGAGCACCCCCGGATGATCGTGTTCTACAACTTCGATTATGAGCTCGAGATCCTTCGTATGCTCCCTGTAACGATAGCTGAGAGGAACGGCCACAAGCACGAAGATGTTCCGGAGGGCGATGAATGGGTTTATCTCGTTCAGTATGCGTCAGGCGCAGAAGGATGGAACTGTACCGAGACTAACACGATGGCATTCTACTCGCCTACGTATTCGTACAGAATGTTCGAACAGGCTCAAGGGAGGATAGACCGGCTCAATACGCCGTATACGCAGCTAAACTATTATATGTTGCGTAGTTCCAGTGCTGTGGAGTGTGCTATTTTTAGGGCCCTCGAGGAGAAACGAAATTTCAACGAGAAGAGCGCTCTGAAACAGTGGAGCTGATGTGACAAAAAAGTGTCGTGGTGTGATAGATTTTTAAGGCCCGTTTGCTCAAGGTTTTCGCAGGTCAAAGATACCTTGTGATATATGTGATGTTCTTCTTTATAATAATAATAATAATAATAATAATATAGAGAACGGGCCCCAGCAGCACGTTTTAAAAATCTCCCAGGTGGTTTAGCAAAAAATCTATCACAACATCACACCCCACGTTAAGATGTACTAGCTTGTCGCAACTCGTCGCAAAGCGCCCTAGTTTGTCCTTCCTGTTGTGGAGGATAGCTAGTGATGGTGCTGTAACCTCGCGAGAAAATCATGGCCTATAATAGAAGGAAGACGGAATACGCCTGCTTATTAGCAGACCCGTCTTCTCCTTTTTGCAGAAGGGGAGGCGAATGACTAAGACAATAGCAGTCGATTTCGATGGCGTGATCCACACCTACGAAAGAGGCTGGCACGACGGCTCGATCTACGGGGAATTCATGCCAGGAGCAGTGAGCGGCCTGTCGCAGCTGATGAGCAAGTACGCGGTGTTCATTCTTAGCACCAGGAAGCCACGGCAGATTGCGCACTGGATCGAAGACAAGACCGGGCACAGCATCGAGTGCACAACCTGGGTTCCGAGATCGGGCTTCTGGAATACGCAGGGAGTGCTTCTCGTGACAAGGCGCAAGCTGCCGGCTTTTGCTTATCTCGATGACCGGGGACTGCGTCACGTGAGCTGGGGCCAGTCTCTCCTCTCTCTTGCAGAGCTTGAGCGAAAGCTTCCGTAATGGAGAGCAAGTTCCAGTCTCAGCTGATCCGTGATCTGAGACACTTGTTTCCAGGCTGCATAATACTCATGAACGACCCGAACTACCTGCAGGGCGTTCCTGATGTACTAATGCTCTGGCAAGACAGATGGGCCGCACTCGAGTGCAAGGCAAGCCGGGGAGCTAGCAGGCAGCCTAATCAGGAGTACTACGTAGAGCTGATGAACCGCATGTCTTTCGCGGCTTTTGTTTGCCCTGATAATAAGGAAGATGTACTCTATGATCTTCAATTCACATTCCGACCTCGCAGGGCAGCACGCGTTTCTCAGCGCTAGCAAGTATCACTGGATCAACTACGATACTGAGAAGCTCACTGACGTGTATATGAATGCGCAGGCGGCCAGGAGAGGCACTGAACTTCACGCTTTCGCGCACAACGCGATCAGGCTCGGCATTAAGCTGCCTAGATCGTCCAAGACACTGAACACGTACGTGAACGACGCAATCGGATACCGTATGACCTGCGAACAGGTCCTGTATTACTCACCTAACTGCTACGGCACGGCGGATGCGATCTTGTTCTCTAAGAATCTTCTTCGTATTCATGATCTGAAGACGGGGATCATTCCAGGATCTATGCGGCAGCTCGAGATCTATGCCGCCTTGTTCTGTCTTGAGTACGGCGTAAAGCCGGGACAGATCGAGACGGAGCTACGGATCTATCAGCACGACGAGATCGAGGTAAACACTCCGGAAGTCGACACGATTGCTCACATCATGAGCAAGATCATTACCTTCGATCATTTCATCGACACCCTCAAGACGGAAGGCTAACATGGCGGACGATCCACTGCTTCACTATGGTACTCCCCGTCATTCAGGCCGTTATCCCTGGGGATCAGGAAGTGATAAGCAGCAGAGTGGTCACGACTTTCTTGGTACTGTCGCATCACTCCGTGCTAAGGGCATGTCCGAGACAGACATTGCCAAAGGCTTTGGTGTAACAACTACTCAGCTCAGGGCAGCCAGGGCTATTGCCACGAACGAGCAGCGTAAGGCTGACGTGGCGCAAGCACTCAGGCTCAAGGATAAGGGCATGTCTAACGTGTCCATCGGCAAGAGGATGGGAATCAATGAGTCCTCAGTCAGGGCACTGCTCGATCCTGCTGTCGCGGACAAGCGCGACATCCTCGTGGCTACATCTAACCTTCTGCGATCTAAAGTCGGTCCAGGTAAATACCTGGATATCGGGGCCGGAACAGAGAATCACCTTGGTATCAGCTCGACCAAGCTATCGACTGCCGTCGCTATACTTCGATCCGAAGGCTATGAAGTTCATAACGTTCAGGTCGAGCAGCTAGGTACCTCGAAGAAGACGACTGTCAAAGTACTGGCTCCTCCAGGAACTAAGTACGTAGACATCGTCAAGAACCCCCACCTGATAAAGTCGGTTGCTGCTTATAGTGAAGACGGCGGCCGCACTTACCTAGGGATCGAGCCACCCAGAAACATCGATGCCAGCAGGATCGCAGTCAGGTACGCGAACCAGGGCGGAGACAAGGCCGATGGCGTGGTGTTCGTGCGGCCAGGTGTTCAGGACGTGTCTCTCGGCTCGGCTCGCTACGCGCAAGTTCGTATTGCCGTAGGCGGGACGCACTTCATCAAGGGCATGGCCATGTACCAGGAAGGTCTGCCTCATGGTGTTGATCTTGTCGTCAACACAAACAAGCATGACACGGGGAACAAACTTGATGCACTGAAGTCGCAGAAGGCAGAAGACAACCCGTTCGGGGCAACCGTCCGTCAGCGTTATTACACGGATAGCAGCGGACATCGTCATCTCTCGCCTATCAACATCGTCAACGAAGAGGGTGACTGGAAAGACTGGTCACGCAGCCTGTCTAGTCAGGTCTTGTCCAAGCAGGGTGTAGCTCTTGCGAAGCGTCAGCTTGATCTAGCATACGCTTCAAGGAAAGAGCAGCTTCACGAGATCATGCACCTGACGAATCCTGTCGTTAAGCAGAAGCTTCTCGAGACATTCGCAGATACAGCTGACTCAGCAGCAGTCCATCTCAAGGCTGCCGCTCTTCCTCGTCAGGGAACTCATGTCATTCTTCCGATCCCGAGTCTGAAGGAGAGTGAGATTTACGCACCTAATTACCGTAATGGCGAGAAGGTAGCACTGATTCGTTTCCCTCATGGCGGAACGTTCGAGATTCCTGAAGTCACTGTCAACAACAAGCACGCTGAGTCAAGGACTACGCTTGGCAATGCGCTTGATGCCGTAGGCATTCATCCAAAGGTAGCAGAGCGCCTGTCTGGTGCAGACTTCGATGGTGACACAGTACTTGTCATACCGAACAACCGGCGTGAAGTAAAGACGTCTGCTCCACTGGCAGGCTTGAAGAACTTCGATCCTAAGCAGGCTTACCCAGCCTACACAGGAATGAAGCCTATGTCGGCCAGGTCCAAGCAGCAGCAGATGGGTGATGTCTCTAACCTGATCACGGACATGACGATTAAGGGTGCCAAGCCTGACGAGCTCGCTCGAGCAGTTCGTCATTCAATGGTTGTGATTGATGCTGAGAAGCACAATCTAAACTACAGGCAGTCCTACATCGACAACGGAATAGCCTCGCTCAAGGAGAAGTATCAGGGCCGTGGTTCAACAGGCCGTCTTGCTGGTGCATCTACCATCGTGTCGAGGGCAGGATCACAGGTTCGTGTACCAGACAGGAAGCTCAGGCCTGCATCAAGAGGCGGCCCTGTCAATCCTGTTACCGGGGCTAAGGTATACGTACCAACAGGTGAGCAATTCAAGGACAAGAGCGGACGGACTGTTGTTCGTACTGCCAGGTCTACCAAGCTTGCTGAAGCAGCCAATGCAAGGACGCTCTCGAGTGGTACGCCTATCGAGAACATCTATGCTGATCATTCCAACAGCCTCAAGGCCTTGGCTAACAGTGCACGAAAGGCAGCTCTCACAGCGGGAAGTCTGAATTACTCCCCCACCGCCAATAAAACGTATCACTCTGAGGTGTCGTCACTAAGTGCGAAGCTTAATCTTGCACTCAAGAACAAGCCTCTAGAACGCCAGGCTCAGCTAATAGCTAATGCCGTCGTAGCCGCGAAGCTACACGACAACCCGGGTATGGATACCGCTGACCTGAAGAAGGTAAAGGGTCAGGCACTAGCTGCTGCCCGAGATCGTGTGGGTGCCAAGAAGCAACAGATAGTAATCACTGATGCTGAATGGCAAGCGATACAAGCTGGTGCTATCAGTACCAACAAGCTGCGTCAGGTCCTTGACAATGCTGAAGCAGATCGTGTGCGTCAGCTTGCTACACCTCACACAGCCTTTGCCATCACGCCATCGAAGCTGGCCATAGCCGAAGCTAGGCTGGCCTCTGGTTATACCCAGGCTGAGATAGCTGACTCACTGGGCGTACCTGTCAGTACACTTAACTCAGCTCTTCATCGTAAGGGAGGATGACTGTGGCTGCCGACGAACACATGCTGACTACAGTCGACAACCCTTGGAATCCTTTCACTAACTACGATGAGTGGTGGGTGTATGACCATGACAAGGGATACGATACACCTGGCTTCCTCGCTCGAATCGCAAACGTCAGTTTGAGTTTGTCTGATGCAGACTTCGACCTCGCAATCGAGCAAGCAATCGAAGAGATTGTGAAGCAGAACGTGAACGGAATGTACAGGAAGGCTGTCAGGCCAGCAACAACTTAATTTTAAAATCGAAAGGGGTAGAGAGGGGGGTGTCGAAAATTTATACCCCCCCCTATGCAT